CACCAGCAGCAAAACCGTGGAGGTTCTTGACTGCGAAGATGCGGTAGTACTGGTTTCCACCAAGAGCATCAATGTCAGTGTTCTGTGCGAACGGATTAGAAACCATTCCGTATCGAGTCTTGAACCCGATCTTTGGTTGGAATGTGTTCGGATCAACCGCACGTACCATCTGGAGTGGAACGTATGGGCAGTAGAAGAATCCAGCATCATATGGACTGGCACCTCTATAACCAACGGTAACATAGTCACCATATGGTTGACCTACAACAGAACCCTGTGCATATGGATCGATGTAAACCTTAAACTTACCGTTGAGTGTACCAACGAAAGTGTTGCCGGTATCGTCAACATCTAGACCAACGTTTAATGCTGGTGAGATGTTAAGGAAACCACCCATTGCGAGGGCAGAAGCGACATCTGAAGTACAGATGACAAAGTTACCCTTACCACGTCGAGTTTCCTTAGCGATTACGTTGGCTTCACGTTCGATCTGGAACATGAGTCCACGGAAGCGTTCTGCACTCCATCGACCGTCTGAGTCAGCGTACATATCATACTGACCCTTGGTAAAGATGTCAGCCTGCTTTGCACCAAGTTTTGCTACGGTATAAAGTGTACGGATAACTTCACGATTGATTTCACTAAGAATCTCTGTTGAGAGAATGTTAGCAAGCTCGGTTTCGGCATCTAGACCGTGAACAGCCTTGAGGTCCTGAGCGAGTTCTGTGCTATATTCAGCCTTGAGTGCTCTTGTCTTTGCTTCGACAGCAATTCTGTCAATATCAAAAGCCATCTGACCAAATGGATCACCATTCGAACCACCAAGTTTTTCAGCATTAGCTGTTGACATACCACGGAAGTCTTCGACTTGATCCGCGGCACTTGTTCTACTACCATCCGAGCCGAATGGAGCTGCAGAAAGACCTGCTTCGGAGCTGTTGCCACCCAGGAGGCCGTCGCCACTATATGCAGTAACACCAGAGAATGGTTGAGCTTCATTGAATAAAGCTTCTTTACCAGTCTGACCTTCAAACTTAGCCTTAAGTGCAAAGATTAGACCTGTTGGTGCAGTCATTGGCTGAACACCACAGACATCGTAAGCCATTAGGTTTGGCATAGCACGGCGAACGAGGCTGATTAGAATTGGATCATAACCAGCGAGGTTACCAACTCCACCGCCACCATTGACCTGTGGGTCGGCAAAGTTACCACCCATAGCGTTGGTTGGCTGCTCTGTGATGTACTGCTGCTTAAGAGCTTCCTGTTGGTTCTCTAAGAGAACAGCGGTAACTCTTTTTCTGTGATAATCTGTAATTGAATCTAACGATTCGTGTTCGAGTAGTGGATTCCACTTCTCTACTAATTGATCGTATGGTGTTGTATCGTCTGTAAAATGCATTGAAATCTCCTTTGATGATTTTTTATTTATTTCTGTTTTGGAATGAAATTGCTTCTGAATAAGCTTCTAACAGTGAACTTGTAGAATCAGGTGAATCTTTTTCTACGATTGTTTCCACTAAAGTATCTGTGGTTTCTCTTGGTTTGTGGCTCGAAAGAAAAGATTCTTTAACAATAGAGAGTCTATTCTTATATGAATTAGTATCTTCAAACTCTATATTTTCTATTAAACCATGAAATCTTTCTGCTTCAACATCCGTCATATCTGAACATAATTCGTTAAATATTCCTTGAGCTTTAGTGTCAATAGTTTCGTTTAATAAATTAATGTTAGTTTCAATTTGCTCGTTAAGATTACTTTCTAATTCTGCTTTAGCTGAAAGTAATTCTTCAACAACGTCGACTTTCTCATCAGGCATATCAATGTAATGAGTTTCAAAAAGTGATTTAAGACCAGTCATAAACGACTCTGCAACATCGGCCTTAATTCCTCTTTCTATTGCTAAAGCATTTTCTTCGGTCCATTCATTAACAACATAAGTTAAGAATTCATCTAACTTTTCTGAAAGTTCTTCAGTTAATGTTTCAACTTGATTGTTTAGGTTTGAATTAAATGATTCTTGCATAGAAGCTTCTATAAATGAAATTCTTTCATTTAGAGCTGTATCAAAAATTGTACTTAATTTTTCCATAAACTCTTCTGAAAGATCACCATCATCAAAAAGCTGTGATAAGTATTCTTTAGTAGAAACAGATTCCTTTACTTCTTCTTCATCGTCAGATTTCTTTTTCTTTTCACCTTCAACTGCAACTGAAGAATGAGGAGCAAGAGTTGCTACATTAACATCATTTCCTGTGGCAATAGGTTCGGCTATTTGCTGAGTTTTACCTTCAGCATCTGTACCGAGTGCTCCATCAGAATAACTGGTAGTATCCAGTGTAGAAACTGATTCTTTAAAGTTTTTTAGTCCGTTTTTAACTGCTTCTCTTAAGTCAGTTTTTTCTATGTCGCTCATTTAAATGCTCCTTAGATGCCTTGTACTCGATTATTTATAAAATGCGTATTCTTACTATCACTGTGTAAACCACTACGGTTTATTCCTGTATACCCAATCGATTATAGTTTACGTAAAAAATCTTCAAACAACGTTGAAAAGTTATTTTTTATTTGTCTACTAGAAGTTTTTTCTATGGAATTTTTATAATTCTGTATTTCTTTTTCTTTTAAAATACCGTTATCCCATATCCATTCTTTACCTTCCATGATACCATCAACAAATGCATCAGGTGCAGATGGGTCTGCAACAATATCTACTGCCGCTAACATAAAATCTGGTTGAACTAAATTAATACCATTTTTTTGTTTTAGAGTACCCATACCCCTAGTAGAAACTCCTAATTTGGCACCTTCATCCATTAAATTTTGGACAATTTTACCCATTGGAGTTTCCATAATTTTTGCTTTTCCTATGAAGTTATTACCATCAGATTTTAATTCTTTGATGATATGAGAAACTCTATCTAAATTTACTGTCGGACCTGATGGGTGATTTAACTCACCAAAAGCTCTATTATTATCAATAAAGTTTTTTGTGTAATCATTCACCTTTTCCGAAAGAACAGGCATAGGGTATATTCTGTTATTTCTGTTTGCACACTCTGCTTGCATAAAAATACCAGAAATTGAATATGTTTTTTTACCTTCACTTGAATTTTCTACTAAAAGACTAACATCTTCGTTCATTTCTGTTATTAATTTCATCAATATCCCTCAGTTCCTGCTGGACGTGAAGTAGATTCATCTTCTTCTTTTTTAGATTTTTTAGATTTTTTTGTTTTACTACAAGATGCTTCTTCTTTTACTGTTTTATCATCTTCATCTTCATCTTCATCTTCATCATTCTTTTTCTTTATGGCCGAATCTCTAGCCATTTCCCAATCTTCACTATCTTCATCTCCGTCACCATCTTTATCATGGTTTTTCTTTTCACCTAAGATAGAAGGTGCTATTTCTTCATATACATCAGTAAGTTTTTCTGCCATCTTTGTATATAAGATGTCTGTTATTTCTCGTTTTGCTCCAATTAGATTTTCATCTAAAAGTTCTGCTATTACTTTTTCTGTTTTCATGACTGTCCTCTTATTTGAAGGTTAAAAATATTTATAATTTTTATTGTTTCGGCTGGTCTTGACTATTAGGATCTTCTTGTGGTTGTATACCCAATTCCTGCTGCTGAAGCATTTGCTTCATTTGTTCCATTTCCATTTTTGTGGTTTCTTGGTTATTTTCTATTTCTATTTTCTTTATTTCTTCTTCTGATTGCTTTAGTATATTTTTCTGAATATACTCAGTTGAAAAATATTTACCTATGTATGGTTCTACCGTAGCTAAAATAGACATTCTTTCTTTTAATATTTCAGTATCTCTCAATTCAGTAAAATATGAATCGTCATTAAATGTATATTTTATATCATTGGATATGTAATCCCAATCATTTTCAGATAAAACACCCTTTAGTATTAATTGTTTTTTTACCGTATCTGTTAAAATTTGAGTAAATTTTTCTCTCAACCTATTGATAAATTTATAAAATTTAACTTCATCTCTGGTTATTTCTGCAGATCTACCCATATTAAAACCATTAACAGATTCTAATCTGGAAAGTGGAACACTCAATGCCCTAAAAAGTTTTCTTTGTAAATATTCTACATCATCCATTTGTCCTAAATTCTGACCACCCTGTAGAGTACTAATTTCTGTTCCTCTACCACCTTCTCTTCTAGGTAACCAATAGTCTTCAAGCATGTGTAGATGATTTCTATCGTCACGAACTTCACCTGTAGCTTGATTGTATGTTAATTTATTTCTATAACGATTCATTAATTCTTTTACATACTGTTCTGCTTTTTGTTTTGGTAAATTACCAACATCAATATAAAAAATTCTACGTTCTGGAGCTCTAGATATTCTATAAATGACAACTGCATCTTCTATTTGTCTAAGCATGTTTACAGGTCTAATTGCTTTTTGTAAATAACCTACGACCTTTTTTGTTGTTGTATCAACAATACCACTATGAACATAAGCAATTGAGTCTTTTGTTATTTTAACTCCAGCACTTGTTGTTGAAAATTGACTATTTCTGTCTGTGTCTGTATATACAAAAAATTCTTCTATGTCTGTTACCATAGGAATTGCTATGCTATCTTTAATAATTGGTTTTTTGTTTATTTTTCTTACTTTTTTTATCTTAATTGGATCAATTGCTCTAGCTTCTTTTATTCCTGCTCTTGGATTATCAATGTCAATAATTAGGTGGTAGTATAATCTACCATCAATATACCACCGTCTAAACACTTCATATCCTTTATTTGAAATATCAAAAAGAGAAAGAACATAGTTGTATTCTTTATGAATTTTTTGCTTGATATTATCAGATAAATCAACATTATCTAAATTCAATTTAAATGGTTTTCTATCGGTTCCCATTATCACCGAATCATTAACTATGTCTTCTATTGCCATATCAACTTCTGGATATAAAGCTAAACTTCGATATGTACTTATAAATTGGTTTTCGTTTTGAATACCACCACCGAAATCTACATAAGTACCTAAAAATCCACCAGTTTGTAATGTTTGTGCTCCATCGTACTCATCAGGAGAAACAAAACTTTCATTTCTGGTTGATTTTTCTATTTCTATTTCTTTGTCTTCTTTACCAATTGTAAAGCCAAATAAATTTACTGGCATTTAATTCTCCATAATATATTATGTTAACGTTTCGAAGTATTCGTATTCTACACTAACACTGAATGTTGCTAATTCGTCCATTCTACCATGACCCAAACTAAATTCACCTATGCTTGTTGGCCAACAATTTACCAATTTAATTTCTTTTATTGCTTTTGATGACCCATCTAAGTCGTGGTGGTGTATCACCCAATTTGCAACATAAGGTTTTTCATCTGTATTGAAGTTTGTTTCATTACTTACATGATTATTTATACGATTACTCCAATTGTGTAATTTTTGCCATAAATTAGACTTAGATGGATGTGGATCGATTACTGTAAATGCCCAAGTTCCATAATCTCTATCACCAGGCAGTTTTAGAGTTCTACCCCTAAAACCAACTCGAATTGGGTTAATTGTAGATGCTGGTAAACCTAAAGAACTTACTTCTGTTGTCATAGTAAAATCTGATTCTGAACCAGACCCCGGAATCACCATATTAACATCATAACGATTTGGTCTAGTTCCTAAACCAACTTTATTTTTAAATTCACTTAAAGTTAAATCGTTCATATTTGGCATTTATTACTCCTGACCTAATGTGTCTGTGAATATAAGAGTTATTTCTTCTACACTATTTATTGCTGTGTAATTCACCTGAGCATTAAATTTACCTAATTCTATGTCGGATTGTGTGTTATTTGATTCATCACAAATAACAGAATAATTTGATATTGCTTGTTTCACTAAAAGACTTTGCATAAATGCTTCAGCTTGAACAGTAAAATTTTCTCTGGTGGATGATGTATTTACTTCAAACAATGAGTTTCTAGATATTTTTCCTATTTCTTGTGTCAGCATTAATAGAAGGTTTATAGATCCTATTTTTTCTCCACTTGCAGTTTTATCGGAAAATAATACAATTCCCTGATTTGGAAAACTTAAAACAAAGTTTATATTATTATCAGATAACACAGAAGCTTCTGATGTAGTAATAGCATCAGGCATTCTTACAGCACTTTTAATTGTCCCACGTTTAAATCCTGCGGGAGAATTAAATGACTCTGCTATTCTGTTTGTTCTTGCCATACAACCAGCTACATCATATGTTAAAGGTGTTTTGATGTATTTTGTTTCTTCTGTATATTGTGTACTTGGGTTCAATCTTTCCTTTGTTCCATATACAAAGACATTATATTTGTTATTGTTACTAGTTGTATCAGTTTTATTCAATGTTCTTCGGATTAGAATTAAATCGTTATCTCTGTTTGCTTGGATATTATCCAACTCGGAGTCTGCAGAATCTGCGTCCAATAGACAGTCTAATCTTGTAGAACCACTAGTAAATGGTGATGATGAACTTACACCTATTATACAACTACCACCGTATTCTAAGTAGTTATTTACTCCCCACCATGCTCCTGTCCAACCACCAGTAGGTCCGATAGGCCATCTGACTTGTGTTGCTGTATTACCACCATCTGCTGTGTATACTCCCGGATATAATGCACCGTTTACACCTATACCACCAAATCCATCAAAACTAACTCCAGCTCCATTACCAGATTTATAATTTAATCTAGAATTCCAGTTGGTTAAGTCTGATATAACCATAAAACCATCATTAACTTCGGATGTGGTTCCTACTGCAATTAGTAGATTGTGGTTATCAACAACAAAACCTGCGACAAAATCGCCAGTTGGTTCTCCGTTTGTTGATACGAAAGAGTTCTCTCCGATTGTTACATTTACTGATGGTAAAGCCATATTGTTCTCCTACATTTACTATCAGTTTTATTTATTAAAAAGAGTTATTCACTTTCTTCCACTCTCCATCATCATCTTCATCTTCCATGTGAGATATTAAACCAAAAGGTAAAACTTCATCTTCTAGACGTTCAATCTCATCTTGATATACGTCGAGCCTGACATCTCTTTCTGTCAAATTCTTAAAGTAATCTTGACGTGTCAACCATCCAAATAAAACCAAACACATACACAAATCATCGTTGTGTCCATCATCAGCTTCGAATGATTGTCCTTTTGCTACAAATGTGTATAGTTCATTTACAATATCAACATCAGGTACAATAAGTTTGTCGTTTTCTATGAGACTTTTTAGTACAGAACAACCTAGCTTTTTAACAGGAATTGTTGTTCTAACACCCCGTTGCATATTTGCCCCACCAAATCCCGAGCTAATAACCTGACCGGACCTTCCCTTATACACAGTATAAGCCATATTATCATATTCCAAATCTTCAAATAATACATCTGCAACCTGACTTCCTATGTCGTTTGATTCTATTAAAAGGTATGAATTATTATATTTTTCTGCTAATGTTTTAATTACCGTTGGATATACCATAGGGGAAATTAGATTATTTCTAAATTTAGCAACGACTTTATATGGAGGTTCTGTTATGTCTATAACAACAGAAGCACTATAGTCTTTTCCTTGTCCTCGTGCTGTATCAACTGTAATTATGTAATTATGATCGGGTTTTGGTTCTTCAAAAACACACATACCGTCCGGACTTTTTAAAATAGGTTCTTCTGAAGTTAAAATATGAAGTTTCGATGAACTTATTAGAGTATTTGTTGATCCAATAAAATCACATTCAAATTCTGTCTGAAATTGCTGCTCACTAGTGTTTTGTATTTGTTTCTGTTTCCATTCTTGATCGCGTAATGGTCCGCCGGGGTATAGTGGTATTTGTGACCAATGAACTTCAAATGGAATGTATTCATTTTTTCCTTTTTCGCCTACCTTTTTCATTGCATTTTTCCAATAGTAATAAAACAAATTAAGACCATTGGGTGTTGACACCATAAGAACTTTAGTAGTCTGACCAGAAGTAACTGTAGGATATACAGAACTAAAGAATTCTTCTGCTATATTATTTGGAACGTGAGCAAATTCGTCCAAAAAAATCATGTTAAAAGATCCACCACGAATCGCGGATGCTGAGGTGGACGACGCTGTAATCTTAGAACCATTTTCCAGTTCGATTGATCCTTTATTCCACTCTACAATACCCTGCTGCAACCAAAGGGGAAGATATTCATATGCCATTTTTAATCTATATAAAATTTCTCTTGCTGTACTCTGTTTATTTGCAAGAATTGCAACATTCATATTTTGATTAAATAATACATAGTGTAATACATATGAAACTATAGTGGTAGATTTACCACTCTGTCGTGGTAATTTAGCTATTGCAAATCTATTGTTGTGTATAATATCAAGCAACTCTTCTTGATAATTATACAAATCAAAGGGAATTAATCCTTTGTCTAACGATACTACTTTTACATAATTTCTTATAAAGTATACCGGATCTTTCGCACATTTCATATATTCATTAATTTGCTTTTTGGTGAACTCCATCGGAACACCAGCAGTTTTTAGGTTGGAATTACCCAAATACCCATCCATTTTTCTACTATTCATATTAAACTTTCTTTATATCTTTACCACCGCTTCTTTCTGGATTGATGATATCTTGTAATTCACTTGTAGAACCAACATATATTGTATTGTTTGTTGTATTTTTTTGAGTTAGACTATACTTATCTTCTTTTATTTTTTTCATTTTTTCATGTATATCTAAAGCGTCTTTGTTTACGTCGGCTATAGTTTTTATCATTGTTGCAACCACTTCATATGCTCTTGGAGAATCTCCAGCTTTTGCAACATCTAAAATATTTTGAACTGCATCTTTTCCTTGGGAAATTAATTCTTGTAAATTATTTCTTACTTTATTATAGTCTTTATCTAAATTATTTTCTTCATATGATATCATTTCTGATGAGTCTGTTTTTTGTATAGGACAGTGCTTTTCAAATTTTGTATCTAAAGCCTCGTTTATATTTGAATATAAATCATTTTTCTTTTCCATCCTTAAACCCTTTCATAATCTGAATTATTCGTTTTCTGATTCTCCTGTAGAACCAGTAATTCCTATAATACCAAGTCCAGGAATATTAACTTCAGTATCAAGAATAATTGGTCGCTCGTCCTCTCCTCGTATTTTTGAATATAATCTAGTTTTACAATCAAAATTTAAATTTGCGGCAATTAATCTTCTATCCAAAAAGTTTCCTTCGTAGTCTTCCTGTATTGCTACATTACCTAAAACTACAGGAACATCTAACTTCGTATCAATTTCATTTAAATTTAATGATAAGATAAATTCAGGACTAAAATACGGAACAATCTGTTCTATTATTTGTAGCATCTCCGTCATAGTACGAGTAAATATATACAAAGAAAATCCTAAATTATAAGGAACTTCCTGAAAAGTTGTTTTTCTAGAATTTTCATTACCAATAATTGGTACTGTTCTTTCTATTGTTTTATTTAAATGTCTAGTTGGGTCATAATTTAAAGATGATATTTCGAAACCCATTCTCGGTAACGAAAGTTGAATTTTTGTATCATCACTTATACCACTCTGTTCAGTTAACCTTCTTTGAAATTTTTCTTTTGGTCCGTAAGTTAAAGGGACACGTATTCTTTGATTTGTTGTACCATCAGAGTTTTCTCTAGACACATAAATTTCATTAAATAAAGATCCAAATGCAACAGTAAGTTTTCTTAAAGATTGATTATAATAAAAATCAAACATCAATAATCTCCTTCTGAAAATGGATCTATATCACTAAAGTTAATTATATCATCATCTTGTTTTTCTTTTTCTATAATATTATTATCTAATAATGCTTTATTTGTAATTGGATTAAATGGAATTATAATATCCAGTCTACCAGACTTGTCAATTAAACCAACAGATCCACTACTTACACCTATTAAATATTCACCATTTCCGATAGTAAACGAACCGGACATATTTCCTATTAATACTAAGTTTTTAGAATCGTTATCTTTATCATTCCAGTCATACACAACACCAATTCCGTCCGCATTACTTAATGTTGCGCCGGTAGGTCCATTTCCTATAACTTGATATATAGTCTCACCAATTGTATAATCACCAGTAAATGCAGAATCTATATAAACTTCAAATCCTTTTGTTTGATTATCTGTTTGTACATCATCAATAAAGTTTTGTTCAGTTTCAATATCTTCATTTGAGTATGTGAATGCTTCACACGTCAAAACAAATGTGTATCTTTTACCTAATGGATAAAATGGATTTTCGTGTTCTACAAAATTAATTTCGAATAGTGTATCGCTAAGAGGAAAGTAAATTAAATCCCCTTCTCGAGGTCTTTCTAGAGATACATTTGTTCTTGTTATAAGTTCATGAAATCTTCTTGTAGAAACTACTAACTCTACTCGATCTTTTAATTGTATACCAAATTTACTGACAATATCACCCTGTCCATCAAATCCCTGAACACTATTGATATACATTTCAATTTTATGCGAACCTTTAAATTTTGCTACTGGATCTTCACCAAATAATAAATCATTATTGAAATTTACTCTAGGAATATAATATACATCTCTTCCCATCGATCTGATGGTTTCTTCCGTTAAATCTTCTACAAGTCTTTGTTCACTTGTGTTATCTAAAAAGTATGGATTCTTAGCCATTAGATTATCCTGTCATAAAGTCAACAGGCAGTTCGTATTGAGTATACACTTCTTGTTCTACCCTGTCTATTTCTGCTAACGCTTCGCTGTAAATTTGACCACCCCGGAGAACAACACCACCTGGCATTTGAACTCCATCATATTTTGCTAAGTTTGATCCCCATTGTCTTTTTATCAATGCAGTAAAATACTTTTTTAATAATCGATCGTCAAATATTTCAGTGTAAATTTCTGGACTTAATGCAACATAAGATTCGATCATTAAATATTCATCAGTTTGTATTTCATCCCAGTTCATGTCTATATGAAGTCTATTGGTAACTTTGCTAAATCTAACTGCCTTTTCTGGCTGAAAGAAATCTTCGATCATATTGATGTATCTCTTAGTAGAATCGTAAGACGCTAGTCCTTGTGATACTGCTGCATTAAGACCTCTATTTATACCGAAGTAGTCAGAAAGTGCTAATTGATATCTTATGTCAAACATATTAATGTTAGCAAATTGTCCAAATTGAAACACTTTTACTACACTTAATATATCTTTTCCAGTTGGAGCATCACCTGATGGTCCGTTAATTGGTCCTAGCAAATTAGTCTGTATGTATTTGTTTACTTTATCTTCTTCTGTTATCTTATGTGCAAAAAACCCTTTTTCTACACCATCAAAATGACGTTCTTTAAAGAAATCTAATGCTTCATCTAGTCGATCTTCTGCCTGCTCATAATCTACATTTATTTCAATAACAGGTGCGCCTAACCTACGATAGGCGTAATCAATTAGACTTTCTCTGGAATTTGGTTTTGCCATAAGTAATCTCCAAGATTATTTATGGTTATATATTATTCATTATCCAAAATGCTTTTCTGTAATTAGTCTTCTTTCTTTTTCTTTTTTTGTTTCCACTGTATCTGATGATGCAACTGTATCTGATGATGCAACTGTATCTGGTGATGTAACTACAATTTCATTTATTTCTTCGGTATTCATAGTTTCTACGAAATACCTTCTAGATACAGGTGAAATTGATTCTTCTGGATTGCTTGATGCATAGTCTGAAAATCCAGGCATTTTTAATGGACATGACAATTTCGGGTAATCTAGTTTACTATACTCTTCATTATCTCCAATTAACCATGTGTTCTTATTGTCCCCACAACCACAACCACCACAATAATACTTACCTTCAGTTTTACTTCTGCATAGATGTTCACATGGCGGAAGTACACCGCCGTTATGTTGGTTTCCAAAGCAACTAATTACTCTTAGTTTTTTTGTGAATGGTTCTGTTTTTTTATTAGTTACTCCTCGAGAAATTAAAGACTTACTGAGATTTTTTGCCATAGAAAAACCCTTTTTAATATCCATATAGTATCTCCACATTAAGTAATAGGTGTATTATAATCAGCATCCGCAACATAATTATAGAAAATATTATCAAAAACAACAAATCCTGATAATGGTGTAACTCTAAGACCCTCTATGTATGATTGTATTCCTATTGTTTTACTTCCAGTCACATGAAGTCTACCCCCACCATATCCAACAGTACCAGAGGATAAACGAAGATCTAATCCTGAGCTATTATTATACGCATCGTTTACCATTCCGCTTTGTGGTGAATATACTAAAGTTGTTGGACTAGTTCTCATAGAAACCGGAAAATTATGCCAGTGATCATCTGAGTTTGGATTTACTGTAAATCTATCTGGAGAGTGGTTTGGAAATGAACCATTCATTGTAGTTGAACCAGTATCAACCTCTAAGTCGTATGTACGTTGATAATATCGAGAGCACCTGGAAAGTTCTATTTTTGGGTCTGTTTCTTGTCTATATGGAGAAGATGAT